CGAAGGTGAATCGTTTTTGACGATCACCCTGCCGACGTTCGTGAAGGCCCTTGAGAAAGGTCTTCACACCGGACGTTGGCCGCTTCAGGACTCTACCCAGTTTGGTAAAGTCCGAGGGCTCCCCGCTTTTATGCGAGGTTTCCTCAAGCGTGTGTTCGCTGACGATGGCGGTATCCTTGATGACCCCGATGCTAACTGCATCTGGGCTGTGAGACAATTTGGAAATGTCTCTCAGAAGGTTGAGCGAGACTGTACACCCCGTAGGGTGGACGCAGCGTTCAACTCTTTCATCGCAACCGACGAGGAACTTGGAGCGTTCTTTCAGGAAAGTGAACCTGATTCTGAACGTTGGTCACGCTTTTCAGCTGTGACCCTCTCCTTGTTCGGGGATCTTTTCAATGAGCTCGAGACCAAGGTCTCGTCTTATGATCTGATCCCCCGTCACGGTCCTGGTGCTGTGGCTGATCGACTTGATCACCCCCAGCGCTGGGAGTTTGACTATTGGCCGGAGAGGCTCGCTGAGGTGTTCCCACCTTGGCGGTACTCTTCGAATTTGCCGGAGTCATTCATCCGTGAGCTCGTGCCTGTCGAATCGGAGATGCCCGTGAGGGTCATCACCGTGCCGAAAACGCAGAAGACACCAAGAATCATCGCTATTGAGCCCTCCACTATGCAGTACGCACAGCAGGGGCTCAAGAGGGAGATCTACCACATCGTGGAGAACTCACCACTTTTCGGTGTTCTTGGCTTCACTGATCAGGAAAGGAATCAGAAGCTAGCCCGCGAGGGCTCGATTTCTGGTAACCTTGCCACGCTCGACTTGAGCGAGGCGTCTGATCGGGTCCATCTGAGAGTAGTCGAAAGACTGCTCTCACGATGGCCCCATCTGCGCGACTACGTCTTATCGACGCGGTCCCGGCTGGCGGATGTACGGGGAGAAGTGATTCTCCTCAATAAATTCGCCTCGATGGGCTCGGCTCTAACGTTTCCAATTGAAGCGATCATCTTTACGGTGCTCGCAGCTATGGGAACGGAAGAACCGACGGCCAAACCGTCCGGCCGCTCAATCAGCGGCCGTGTCAGTGTCTATGGTGACGACATCGTCGTCCCCACAGACAAGGTGTTTGCTGTGATTGACAATCTTGAAGCTTTTGGCTTCAAGGTCAATCGGCACAAGTCCTTCTGGAATGGCAAATTCCGGGAGTCCTGTGGAAAGGAGTACTACAATGGGACTGATGTCTCCATTGTACGCCTCCGTGCTGAGGTTCCTACCTCACGGCAAGATGCAGCCCTCATCAATCGCTTTGCTGACTTCAGGAACCGCGCTTATCGCGCGGGGCTCTGGCGTACAGTAAAGGCGGCGGACGAGATGCTTCAGGGCATACTCGTTATACCCCCACGTCACGTGGGGCTACAACTCGCTGCTCCGATCAGCGGCATCGCGAGGGATACTGTTCTCCCTACCAAATGGCGTAGTCAGTGGAATGCTGACTACCAAATCTGGGAGGAGAAGTTTCCCTTCGCGAAGCCGAGTTCCTCAGCCTATATGGTTGATGGACCTGGTGGACTCTTGAAGTGGTTCTTCGAGAATCACGACCGTACGCTTCAGTACCAGACTGATGCCTACGAGGGTCAAGAACGTGCCCATACGTTCC